TGTCCGTGGTGAATGAACGCCAGGCCCGGCAGGTGTTTTTTAAAAATGCTTGTAATACTTTGAAGCATTGTATAGACCCGGATACCGGTCTTAACTGGTTTCAATCAAGATTAGGTATGGATATCCGGGATGGCAAAGATATTAAAACCAAGGAAATGGATATCCCAGGTAATATCCGGTTATGCTCATTCAATACAGAAGCCGATGCTTTCCAGGGATTCAATGTGTACTTTTGGGTAGGTGATGAGATTTCCAGGGCGAACACAAAGCCCAGGTATGAAAAAGCGAAAGCGCAGCTTAAGACCGTGATCGCAAACTGCAAGGCGACTTTCAAAAAATACGGAAGCGGGATGCTGATAACATACCCGGATAACGATACCATTGACTACGGGTGGGAGCGGTACAAAACTAATATCAATAACCCCAATGTTTATACAGACCTGGCCCGGACGGTCGAGGTACGAGACGATCTGACCCAGGAAGATTTGCAGCAAATATTCGATGACGATCCAGAGTTTGCGGACGTTGCGTATAACTGCAATGTGAAATCCCCTGAGACCGGTTTCTTTGCAGCGCATCCAGAGCGCATAAAAGAAATCATGGACAAAGAGCTTAAACCTTTCGCTGAGTATAAACGGGGAATTACGGAAAGGGTTATCAAGCAAGATAACAAGGTGGTTGCGGTAAGGAAATATACGGCCATCAGTTTTACAGAAATGATTTCAGACCGTTTAATTAAAGTCAATCCTTTGGATGAAAGCATTAAGATAAAAACCGTGGATGATCTCAATGAGCATTTCAGGATAATGTGTATTCCCGATCAAATGAAACGTCTCGAAGAATTAAAGGCCATGAAGTTACGCAGTACCATTACCGAAGGATCGTATAATGCAAAGGGCGAATTTGTTGGCCGTGGCCGGGGAACGCATGAGAAGTTGATCGGTGATAATAGAATCCGGTTTGTTGCGTGTGATCCAGGATTGAGCGGGGATACCTATGCGCTTGTGTGCGGGTATTGTGAGCGCATAGATATTCAGAATAAAACGCTGGCCGAGGCAGCAGCCAGGTTCAAAGTCTTGTCCATGCCGGTCATTGATCTGATTGTTGAATTTCTGCCTATCAAAGACAAATCCGGCATGAAGATACCGGTGGATTTTGTCAATGTTCAAAACGTGGTCAGTACCTTAAACATGGTTTTCCCAAACATGAGAAAAATTAAGTATGACCACTGGCAAAGTGAATTGGCAAAGCAGCAGTTGGAATCGGAAGGCGTGGATGCCGATGTGAAATTTTTCAGCAACAAAGTTCAGTATCAACTCTATGTCCATTTACGGCGGGTAGTTTATAGCGGTCTTTTTCGATGCATGGATTATCCAAAACTGGAAACCGAATTAAGGCAGCTATTGGACATAAACCACAATAAAGTTGACCATCCACCAGGGGGATCAAAGGACGTGGCCGATGCGACCGCTATGGTGGTCAAGATGATTACCGATACAGACCTGGACGCTCACGGATTCGATTTCGGCGCATAAACCCCAAAATGTAGAGATTTCTTGACCGGGATCACAAGATATGGTATATTATAAGGGTAAACATGGCACACTCCGTTACCTTTCGGTAATGCCAGGCATTGAGCCCAGGTTACTCCTTGACCTGGGCTCTTTTTATAAGACTTGACAAATTTGTAACTTATTATTATTTCTTAAGAAACAGGGTATTATAATCAGCATAGTTCAATTTTTTTTCAGGAGTTATGAATGATCCAGTTGGAAGAATTGGAAGCTCTTGGAATTACGAATAAAAAGAAATCCAATATTCAAAAATCCTCAAATACCCCAATTCCTATTCAAGCCGGTGGAATTATTCAATGGGTCGATCCGAATCAGATTGAGAAAGCTCTTGATATCCAAAACAGAGTTTTGGACATTCAGGAAAAAGTCTCAGACCTGAACGACCGCAAACGCTCAAACACTGTTCAGCTTGACGATCTCAAATCCTATGTGGTAGACCCGTATGATATGTACGAGTATTCATCTTACGGGCAAATCCGCACAAAGCGTTTTCTTACCTTTGACGTTCTTCGGCAAATGGCCGATACCGAAATCCCCGCAGCTATCATATCTACCAGGATCGCCCAGGCGGTACGATTCACAAAGCCGACCGATGAAGGATTGGACGAGCTTGGATACAGGATAAGGCTCAAGGATCGGAACGCCAAGGCGACTGAACAGGATAAGAAACGCATGGCCGAGATTGAACAATTCCTGTATCATACCGGATGGGACGAGGGTTATGTTGGATTTCAGAAAAGGGACACCCTTAAAAAATTCGTGACCAAGGTTATCCGTGACCGGCTTACCTGTGACAAAGTGAATATCGAATTGCAGCGCACACGCAAAGGAGATATTCACAGTTTCTATGCCGTGGATGCAGCAACTATTTATCCCCTTGTTCCCAGGTACATGAAAGAGCTTTATTTCCAGGGGAAAAATCCACAGCAGATGCAGCCAGCCCTTTTGCATGACCATGATTTGTTAGAGGACAAGAATGTAAACCCGGATGACATCGTTTATGTCCAGCGCATCTATAACAGGGATACGGCTTACTTTCTCAGAAATGAAATGCTGAACATTTCTGAGAATCCCAGGACTGATATCAGGTTTTTCGGATATGGCGTGGCCGAGCTTGAGCTTTTGATCAGAGCGGTCACGGCATGGATAAACGGATTGAGCTTTTCGACCAGCACCTTTTCCGAGAACAAACTTCCAGCCGGTGTCTTGTCCATTATCGGAAACTGGAACACCCAGGAGCTACAAGATTTCAAAGACCAGTTTTATCTTTCCATGTCAAATCCCAATTACAAGCACAAGATACCCATTATGAGAACCAAGGACGGCAAGGGCGTTTCCTTTGTGGAGTTCAAGGGAAAGAACGCAACGTCCGAGGAGCAACATAAATTCTTGACCTTCATGGCTCAGATATGCGGTGCGCTTTTCCGCATAGACGTGGAGGAGATCGGATTTCAGTCATTGCGGATGGGTGCTGCTCCGCTATCCCAGGGAAGCCCTCTTGATAAAATCAAGTCATCGAAAGATAAGGGGTTTGAGCCCCTTATGGATTTCATTGCGGATATTTTCAATAACAATATCCTCAATGAGATCGATGGCGGTAAATATGAATTTTATTGGGTGGGTGTCAAAGAAGACCGCACAAAAGATAAACTTGAGATCAGAAAATTAAGGTTGGAAACCGGGTCAACGGTACGTCAACTTATCAAGGAGAATGATGAGGAGATACCGGAAGGAGAAAACCAGGAATGGTTAGATGCCCCGGCCAACCCGATACTTTTTCAAGCCTGGCAATCAGAAAAAATGGCTAAAGCCCAAACCGGCGGTGAGTTCTCAATGGAAGAAGGCGCACAAGGAGAAGAAGGCGCACCAGGAGAGGAACCGACCGGGGAGCAAGGCACAGTCGAGGGAGAACAAGTTACACCACAGGAAAGTCCCGAAGCTAAGACCGGTGGACGCTTTAAGCCAGCCGAGGGTGCGGAAATGGGTAAATCCATTTCCTTTACCATAAGGCGTATAAGTGAAAGGCTTAACAGAAGCGTACAAGGTTAATTTCGACGATGATTTGAGCGCATCGGAAAGACTTGCCTTATCCCCTCATTTATTTAAGGCTTTTACTTCTTATCTATCTTTTTCTACAGATGATGCCAGTGAATTAATCAAGGCCGTTAAAGAAAAAGATTCAAGCAAAATCTGGAATCCTCACACCTATAAACCCCAGGCTATTCTTGAGGATATCTATTACCTTTATTTAGCAGAGCCCATGAAAAGTTTCCAGAATGCTGTTCTGGAAAAATTCAATTTGGGAAAACGGCGTGAGACTTTGGTAAAAGCCATGCCTAAATACGAGTCGGATGATATCGATCTGATTGACCGGCTTATGAAAAAGTATTTTCCATCCCCGGAAAAAAATAAGGCAATAGCGGAAATGGTGGCTGTTCGGTCTCATCTTTTGGGATTGATCCGGGCCGGGGAATCCGCAGCCCTGCCTTTCAAACTTGTCGATCCCAGGAAACTCCCAAAGACCGTTATTGAAGCCATGAAAAAATACCGGGTAAAACCGGACATAGCCAGGTCTATGATTTTCTCAAAAGATTTTACCGGCTCTCTCATCCAGACCCAAACTGATAAGGTCAAAGAAGGGACTAAGAGAATCATTCTTGATGGATACCGGAACAATTATGCGACCGGGAAAATTCGGCAGAATTTATTCCAGGAGCTTGGGAGCGATAACCGGGATTGGAGAAGGGTGGCATTGACCGAGGTATCTTACGGGGATTCAAACGGGTATATTGATGCCCTGTCTCAAGGGGAATGGGTGATCGGGGATTCTGCCCCGGATGCGTGTGAGCATTGCCTGGATATGATTCATGGTAAGATTTATCAGAAGACCGATGCCCCCGGAAACTGGAAGACCCAAATATGGGTAGGGAAAACAAATTATGGCCGGTACGCAGCGCACTACACGAAAGACCCGGTTTCCGGCAAGTGGGTACGCAGACCGGATTCAATGATATGGATGCCTACCATACCCTTGCATCCTCATTGCCGGTGTAACTGGAATAAGTTCTTTCCAGAATCTCAGTGGATAGATGAAAAAGGATATCCACGAATGAAACAAGAAGATTCAAAGAAGTGGGAACAGTGGTACGAATCTTTTAAGAAAAGGAAGGCAGCGTGAATAAAGAAAATGAAACGGCGGTATTAGACCTGGAAACTGCAAAAGAGGGAAAGGTTATCAGAACATCGGACGGCCAGGCATTAAGAATTGAAAAAATAACACACCACAAGAACGAGGCCGGTGTTAAAAAAACTAAGGATGAAATCAATAAATCCAAGCTTTCTATAAATGATGTGATCCCCCTGGATGCAAAACAATTTTCTGCCAAGATGCGGGAAATGGTTATTGTGGCCCTGGCTACTTACGGGGAATGGATAGATTATAACCGGCTGGAAAAGCAGGTGCATAATCATTTACGTGGTCAGTTCAGGAAAAAGCTTGCCAGGGGAGCGAGAGATGGAATGTACCAGATCGGTTATTGGGAAACCGGTGCTGGAAACCGGCGCAAGATTATTTGTCTTGACGAAAAAGACCCGCAGTATGATGTCGCCCTTAAGGTCTATAAGGAATCGCAGCACAAGAAAATGGATGGCGAGATCGCCAGGGAAATGAATTTACTGGAACTGCGCAAAAAGGAAATTGAGGATGCCTATAAAGAAATCAAAAGCCGTCCCGAATCAACAGACATTGAGATCAGGAATCTTGAGACCCTTATTCTCAGGATGATTGACGAGCGGGATCGCCTGGTTAAGCTTTTCCGGGAAGCCCATGCCAAAAAGGAAAAAGTGGAATTGACCGACTATGTTAATAAGCTTGAGCAAACCATTGAAGGTCTGGAATCCACGGATATCAAAACAAGCCCCCTGGAAATGGAGCATAATTCATTAGCCGATCTTGATAAAGCCATTGACAATGCCAGCAAAAAGTATGGCGATAAACCGGCAGAGATGAAAATGCAGACCGGGGAAAGTCTTAAAAAGAAAAAAGGATTTTTCTCAAAACTGTTTTCATGATCCAGTTATTTAAAAAGACCATTGGCAATCTTGGATTGTCAAAAGCGCAGCCGATAAAAGGGAGGCCGGGTTTGCAGCTTGTTCAAACCGCAAAAGGAAAGCGGTGGAAGAAAATCGACCAGGCATCAAAAAACAAGATTGTTACTTTTATAAGCAATCTTGGAAAAGAATATCATAAAACAATTCCCCTGGATAAGATTGAAAAAAAGTTTAATGAGCATGGCTATGTATTGTTACAGGAAGACAATACAGAGTACGAGGGGATTTTGACCGGCGCAAAAGGGAGGGCGAGTATCGGTATAGCTCATAAGGATACCAAGAAGGGAGAATTTTACCAGCCCATAAAGCAGCAGCTACATATACAATGGTATAAGATGCCGTCCGGCAAGTTCGAGATAAACGGCTATATATCATAAAGAGGAAACAATGAAACTGATCTTATCATTATTCCCGGATTTGTCAAAGGCAAAGAAGGCCAAAGAACCTAAATCCTTTGACTACGGTGCAGCAGCCGTGGGAACAGAACGCTGGATTACAATAACGGATGATACCAGCCCCCTGCATGGCCGTCATATCCTTATCAAGAAAAAAGCCGGTGGAACATGGGGTATCATTGCCGGTGGTGGCATGAATGCAAAGCGGAAACACCTGGAACACATCGAGCTTGATATGGAGAAAAAGAAAAAGACCGCAAAGATTCGCCAGGAGCAACGGGAAAAGAAAAGGGAGCTTTCAAAAGAAGCCAGGCAATTAAGGAAAGAGAAAAGAGCGATCTCCCAGGAAAAGCGGGAAAAATTAAGCAAGGTGGTTGCCAGGAAAGGTGTCAAAAAAGAATTAGGGGAAAAGGAAAAGAAGCTTTTTATCGCAAAGAAGAAGTGGGAATTTAAAAAGCTTGGAGTTGCCCCGGAGGAAATGAAAGGTAAAATTGCAGAGGCCGTTAGGAGAAAAAACCAGCAGATTAAGCGGGAACACAATAAGGCGATCCGCAAGCTGGATAAGCAGCTTGATATTATGTTACAGGCACATGCGACCGGCGAGGACTTTATCACCACGGCCAAGAAAACCGGCAAGCTGGATGAGTTTAAGCAAGAACCAGAGCCCAAGAAATTTGTCATTAATGATGAGGCGGTCAGCAAGCTTGATAAAAAATCCAGGGATAACCTTAAAGCCGAGGCCCGGAAACCGGATAGCCTGGTAGGGCATAGTTTGACCGAGGATGAGGTTAAATCTTTGCCCCAGGATGTCCAGAAGGTTTATAAAGAAGAACCGAAACCGGAAATTAAAACCGTGGACGAAAAGCCCCTTAAGCCCGAAGGGGAACAGGATAATCTCAAGCTGAACGATGACGGTGAACCTATACCCAAAGAAAAGATTACCAGGGACTTGACCGATGAACAGCGTGAGGAGTTACGCCAGCGAATGCTTGAAATCCGCAGACGCAAAGAAATGGGCGAGTCTATGGGTAAAGAACAGGGAATGCCCGGCTTTAATGTTTTGGAATCAGGCGACCAGGCTATTGAAAATAACGATCTCAGCTATAAAGGAACAGCAAGATTTCGTGATGGCGAGAATACTCAGCTTTATGAAAAAGGTGATCCGGGCCAGGTAGACGAGAACATGGCTGCAAAGCATGACCTTATGACAATGAGAATGGAGGAAGCTTTATCTCTAAAATCCCATATTGAGGCCCACAATGATCGGTTACGAGAAATCCGTAAGATTGATAAACGGCTCAAACAAGTTGAGACAAAAGGCGCAAAGGTTCTTGATTCATTATCTGGCCTGGAACACGTCGAAATTTCCCCGGATGAATTATTGCATCGTGCCAGTAAAAAATTCATGAGCAATAAAGCAATCGAAGATAACCGGCGACTCTATGACGAGATCAATTTTGCGATCCTTGGAAAAACCGAGGGTGAGGAGTTCAGGAAAAAGGGAATCCATACCGATCCGAGAATGGAGAAAAATATTCAGCAGGGAGCATTTGAAGCCCTGAACGGTGTCCAGGTAGGAGTATTCGGCGGTACGGGAATCAAGAAAGAGGTTATGCAGGGTCTTGGTATTCAGGGGAGTACGGCGGTTCTTGCTCATCTCATTATGTCCGGGAAAACACCGGGAGAGCTTAAGAATATCAAGGAAGGTCTTGACAAGTATATCGAAAAGCAGCATCCGCAGCTTGTCCAGGACGTTTTGAAAAAAGCAGACCATTATGATGCGGTGATAAAAGACCTTGAAGAAAAACGAGGAGTCAAGGAAAAGCTCACCGATCCGAGCGGTAAGGTTGTGGCCGAGGCTGCGCTTATTACCGGGACAGCCATTAATCGGAAACAGAACGAGGCCAGGGTTCAGAAAAATTTGCATCTTGGTACAGCAATGGGGAGTCTTCAAACAATAGCGACCCTAAAGCACATTCTTGACTCCGGGTTTAAGAATGGCACGATTGACATGAACGTAGGTAAGGAGCGCAAAAATGTTACCCAGGCTATCCGTGGTCTTGGTCTTAAGCTCAAGGAAAAGGGCGTAAAGTACAATGTCCGAAAAACGGACGTGGGTTATAAAATCTCTGTTCCGGTAGATTCCCTCAAAAACTATACAAAGGCTGTTCAGCGTGAACAAGCCAGGATGGATCATCTGAGGGCTGTTAAAGAAGGGAAGACGGATAAGAAGGGCTGGCTACCGGATAGGTTCAACAAAAAAATAACCGTGGTTGTGGATGGCAAGAAAAAAATTGTCCCCCTGGATATGAGCAAAGACCCAAAATACCGTCATCAGCAGACAGCCATACGGTCCTCACTTGCAGCAATGGATAAGGATAAGGGCGGTGGAATGCTGCATAATATTGAAGTGGGTGGTGGAAAGACGGCGGTTTCTTTCGGTGTGTTTTCAGAGCTTGAAAAGCGGGACGGCAAAAAATTAAACAAATATTATGCGTGTCCGAACAAAACCGCAAAACAGGCATTGGATGAGCTTCATAATTTTACCAAGATGAAGGGGAAGATTGTTACCAATGTTAAGGATTTAAAAAATCCCAAGATCGATGTGAAAATCATTACCCATGATTTCTACGCCAAGAATGTCGATGCGATTAACGCAGCCGGATTCGAGGCCGGAGCGGTGGATGAATATGACCAGCTTCCAGAACATACCAGGACGAAAACCCGAAGGGATAAAAACCTTAAATATCGTTTAGCTTTAACCGGTACGCCGGTCGGGAACAAGGGTGTGATGGATACCTATGCTATCATGCAGTATGTTTCCAATAAATCAAAA